ATGCTGGCCGATGCTCACAACGATAACACAGGGCGATGCGACTTATCTGTTGCGTCTCTTGTTCGGTTAACGAGTCTTAGTGAGCGGACTGTTCAAGATGCCATTAAATCGCTTGAATGTAACGGTCATTTGACGCGTATTTTTAGACAGGGAATAAGCACTCAATACAACCTTCACCCCCGCAGCTGCTGCACCCCCGCAGTAGCTGCACCCCCGCAACTGTCGCAGGAGGGGGGTGCAACTGTCGCACCCCCACCCCCGCAGCTGCTGCACCCCACCCCCGCAGCTGCTGCACCCAAACCGGAAGGAACCGTAATTATAACCGTAAGTGAACCGCAAAAGAAAAGCGCAAAGCGAAAACCAAAAGATCCACCGATGACAGATGAGCAGTGGATGAGTGAGCTTAAAACCAATCCAGATTTCACAGGAATAAACATTGATGCCGAATTTAGACGAGCAACTGAATGGGTATCCAAAAAACCAGATCGAAAGATGACAAGAAGGTTTTTTATGAACTGGCTTGGTAAATGTGAAAAGCCTTTAACGATTAAACCCAAAATTATTCAACCTCCATCATGCATGTAACCTTGCCTCATTCCAATGAAGCCGAAAGCTCGCTTTTGAGCTGCTTCCTTCAAGACCCAGTGAACCGTATTGGAGATGCTCGGAATACTCTCAACGTATCCGCATTTCACTCCGATGCTCACAAGCGGATCTTCACCGGACTTGTAACGCTCTACGATACAGGATCACCGATCGACGCACCACTGCTCACTCAGCATTTCCGAAACAAAGGTGAGCTAGATGCAGTTGGTGGCCCAGCTTACATCTCCGAGCTATTCTGTTTCATCCCGCACTCATCCAATTACCTGCAATACAAACAGGTGGTGCAGGACAAATACCTCGCACGCCGAAACATCGAAGCGCACCAAAAAGCTCTTGAAGCATTTGCAGATGAGTCGTTGCCGATCGCCAATGCCATAGCGAAGGCACAGGAAGCGATGGATGCAGTCGAGAATACCGTGGTGCGCAAACTGGCACGCATCACGATCAAAGATGCCATTGCACAGACGATGGACGAGATCGAAGAGCGGATGAAACGTGGCGGAGCTATTCCAGGCTGGACAACTGGCTTTCCCATGATCGACGCAAAATGCGGTGGACTGCAAAAGGGACGAGTCACCGTGTTTGCCGGCTTACCATCCGACGGAAAATCTGCAATTATGCAAAACTGCGCGAGAAATGCATTGGTCGCTGGAGCCAGGGTGGCTTGGTATTCGCTAGAAATGCCCAATACGGAGCAGATGATGCGAATTCTGTGTGAGGATAGCGGAGTCGATAACGGAGCGCTTTATAGCGGCCTTATGACGCGAGCGCAGCAAGAGATGCTTTTAAGGTCTATCAGACAGCTTTCTGAGCTGGGCTGCGATCTGGTCAATACCGACAATGCGACGGCATCAGATATTTTGTCAGATATTGAACACGGCGGATATGACGTGGCTGTGGTGGATTACCTTCAGTTAATGGAGGACGAAGGCAGAAAGGGCGCAACCCGCGAGGAGATTATCGCACGCATTTCAAGGCGCATGAAGCAGGTAGCGAAGCGCACTGGCACACATATTCTCACAGCATCCCAGCTTAACGACGCCGGCAAGCTTCGCGAATCACGGGCAATCGGCCAGGATGCTGACACTGTTTTCATGATTTCAAAAGTAGAAAACAAGAATGGCGAAGGCACCGACGACACGCTGCGTAACTTATTTTGCGATAAACAACGAGGCGGATCACGGCACTGGACACTCCCACTTGCTTTTTCTGGCCCGACATTTACCTTCAAGGAGATACCGCTATGAAATGGAAAACACCTGAAACCGCTCCCAAGGATGGCACCGTGATTCTCGGTGACTTTGGCTACCCTTGGCCTTTTGTCGCAGTTTGGAATAGCTACGACGAGAAATGGGTCATGCCGAGCTTAAATGCTCAGAAGATGGAATACGGAAAAATTGACTATTGGTTTGAAAATGAACAAGAAAGAGCGGAAGATTTAAAATCTTGGATGCCATTACCGAAATCATGTCTGCGCTGAAAAACCCTAAGCATGAACAATTTGCACAAGCTGTGGCTTTAAATACGCCAGCGGCTAAGGCTTATCGTGATGGCTGGGACTGCACACCAGAATCGGCTGAAACCGCTGGGCCTCGATTGGCTAACCGTGTTGAGGTGATGTCTAGGATTGCCGAACTACGAGCAAAAGTAGCCGAAAGAGCAGATAAAAAGTTTGACATGAACAAAGAAGCGTGGCTTGAACGACTGGCTAGAATTGCCGCATCTGCCGAGGAATCTGAAGACTTTAGCGCAGCCACTGGAGCACTCCGCGAAATTGGCAAAAGTGCTGCTTTTTATGCGCCTGAGAAGGTCGAGCATAGCGGAGTAACCGAGATCGTGATTCGCAAGCTATGAGCCGCACCATAAAGCAGCCATACCGTAAAAGCAGACGTTTTGACAAAGGTTGTCGAAGTCATGGCAAATGCTCTTTTTGTTTGGGAAACCGAATGCATAAGCACAGAAAACAGGAGGCGCGAGCTAGTGACGATTGAACTGCCATTTCGCTTTATGCCGCGTGATTACCAGCTTCCAATGTGGCGAGCGATGGACTCACACAAGCGGTGCTTGATGGTGTTTCATCGACGCGCGGGTAAAGATAAGCTGTGCTTCAACAAGCTGATCTGCAAGGCAATCGAAACCAAAGCGAACTACGCTTATTATTTCCCGACGGCGGCACTGGGCAGAAAAGCGCTTTGGATGAACGTGGACGTTAGCAACGGCATGCGTGTGATTGATCACATTCCGAAGGAACTATTAGCCAAACCTCCGAACCAGACTGACATGAGGATTGAGTTGATCAACGGCTCCACGATTCAAATCCTCGGCACTGATAACCTCGACGTGGTCGGCGGCAACTACTACGGCGTTGTCTTCTCAGAGTATCAAAATCAGAACCCGCTTGCATGGGACTACACACGACCGATCCTCGCGGAAAACGGTGGCTTTGCGTGGTTCAACGGCACACCGAGGGGCGAAAATCACTTCTTTGATCTACTTAAGACCGTGAAGACCAATCCAGCTTGGTTCGTCCAGGTGCTCAGTGTCGAGGATACTGGAGCCATTTTGCTGGAAGACATTGACGAAGAGCGCAGGTCGGGCATGTCCGAGGCGCTTATCAGGCAAGAGTTCTACTGTGATTTCAACATTGCAAACGAAAACGCCATCTATGGCCGCTACATGACCGCAGCGGCGACCGAGGGCAGGATTGGCGAATTTCCGATTGATGGCAGATCGCCAGTTCACACGTTCTGGGATTTGGGCGGTCCACGCAATACGACGGTCTGGTATGGTCAGCGCTCGGCATTTGGGCATTTTAGGTGGATTGACTGCGACATTGGCCTGCCGCTAACCGTGACAGAGCGATTCGCGCACATGCAAGCCAAGGGCTACAACTACGGCAAGCACTATCTCCCGCATGATGCCAAACAAACGCAGCGCAACGGCGTGACATTTGAGAGCGATGCGAGAGCTGCAGGCTTTAAAAACCTCGTGATTGTGCCGGTGATTCCCGACGTGTGGCAGGGCATTGATTATGTCATGGGATTGATGCCGACATTTGAGTTTAGATTGCCGGCGTGTGAGACTGGAGTCAAAGGGCTGAAAGCCTACGAGATGGCGCCCGACTCAAGCTCTGGCGTCGTTCGCAATGTGCCGCTTCACACCTGGGCATCTCACGTTGCCGATGGCGTCCGAACAATGGCAGAAGCCGATAGACTTGGATTGATTGCAGGCTACAACTCGCCAGAAGGGCCACGCAAACGGCAAGAATGGCAACAGACTTGACTTGCGAGTTGCAATCAAAGGTCGCAATTAAACACGATTATGACACCACAAAAACAAGCCGCACTATTGGCCGCCGAACTTGGAATGGACTTCACTCGGACTCTGTTAGAACATCTGGATGACTCAAGCTACATCTATTCGTCGCCTGATTGCTTCATTCTGGCTGTCGATGCCATCCGCGAATTTGGTGAGGATTGTCATCAGGAAGCTATCTTTGTGACGCTTGCGGTCGGTAACGTGCAGGAGTTTTTAGAAGTCGACCCGCGCAAAGAGACTAGACGCTGGATGGGATTCTGTCGCGAGGATGGTGGCGAGATTTTCTGGCTGGACTATCAAAGAATGCGCCGATTGGTCGCCAAGCTCCCGCTTTCTCAAAAATGATTTGCCTTCTTTCTCAAAAGTGAGAGAATCGCAAAATCATGGGAGGAAAACCTAAAGCACCGCCAGCACCACCACCAGCACCTGCGCCAGTTCGAGCAGATAGCGCCGCAGGTGAACAGGCTTATTCGTCAGCAGGTCGTCGCGAGGGATTGCGTAAAACGATTAACCCAGCCGATCCTCTAGCGCCAACGACTGCGCTTGGCAGCTTTGGCAAGCTTGGAATGGGCGGCGAGGGCGTGATGGTCAATAATGCGCCACCGCCAAATCGAGGCTACACTGGCACTGATCGCATGGGCAAAGCTATTTACACGGCAATGGGTGGAGCGGCTGGCATGGCTGCAATGAGTAAAATTGAATCAAAAAAATCAAGATCAATTCTCGGCGGCGGAATCTTTGGACTATAACCTATGACCGAAGGCACCGAACAGACACAACGCTGGATTAAAACATTTGATCGGCTCAAGACTGCTCGTGTATCGACTCATGACCAGATTTGGCAAGAGATTGCCGATTATGTTAGTCCTCGAAAGGCTGGCATTACGTCGAAGCGTTACATGCCCGACAGCAACAAAGAGGCGCAGATTTATGACGCGACCGCTACCGACTCGGTGCAACGTGCTGTATCAGCTTATACGTCGTGGACAACGCCGGCGTCTCAGCCGTGGATCTCGCTCAAACCTAATCTTAAGCTTAAGACAAGCGATGCCGTTAAAGGCTGGCTTTCTGAATGTTCGCAGATTCTCAACCAGGAGATCAATTCACGCAGTAATTTCCAGCTTGAGCGCCTTGAGTCAGTCGCCGACCTTTGGAATTTTGGCACCACTGCAATCTTTAGCGAAATGGGTGAAGGCAATCGCCTACGATTTGAGAAAATCAAAATCGGCACTTACGTCTTTGAGCTTGACCCATTTGGCAAAGTTTATCGTTTCATCCGTGAATTTGAGCTGACTGCCGAGCAAGCTGAGCAGAAATTTGGCAATGAGAATCTGCCGAAGCTCATCAAAGACGCATTGGCCGGTGAAGGCGCTAGCCGTAGCAAACCTTTTGAGTTTATTCACATTGTTGAGCCTCGCGACCCTTCTCGCGTTGGGTCTAACGAATACAACATCAAGACCAAGAAGAAATATCTTTCGGCATACGTCGAGAAAACTAGCGCCAAGATCGTGCAGGAAGGTGGGTATGATGGATTTCCGTACACTGTCGGCCGTTATCTTTCATACGACGCACTGCTTGGTAATTCCGGCTGGGGCTACGGCCCTGGCTTTGCTATCTTGCCAGAAGCTCGCCAGCTTAATTTCATTCAGCAAATGATGGACGTGTTCGCTGAAAAGCAGGTATTCCCACCGATGGCAGTGCCAGACACATTTGAAGGATCACTCAAGACCGCTGCTCGTGCGATCAACTATTACCCGCAAGGAATGGGGCCAGAAGCCATCGCGCAGATTCCGGTGACTGGTGAGTGGTCTGTAGCACTTGAACGCGTCCGTATGCGTCAGGACATGATCAAGCGTTTATGCTCTTTGGACATGTTCCAAATGTTTTCGCAGATTGACCGCGAAATGACTGCTTACGAAGTGGCGCAGCGTGCCGGCGAGAAGTTGGACACTGTCGGCCCAATCTATCATCGTGACGTTCGCGAGACTATCGAACCACAATTGCGCCGTGCTTTTGATCTTTGCGCCGAGAATGGTCTGTTGCCATTGCCGCCACAAGAAGCATACGAACTCGTTGGGCGTGGATTCGTGCAAGTTTCTGACCCAGAGATTCAGCTCACATCACGCTTGGCAATG